CCCAGCGTATCAGCATACAGGTGACACTATCCACACTATTGCCGGTATGGGTGGAACTTGGGTTGCATTTAATGAGACAGGTGCAACGACCAGTACAGCGTTTACAACTATCGGCACATATGGTCACGCATATACAACTGGTCTGACGTACACTGGAACTGAAGGAACAACAGGAGCGAATGTATCTTGGGCTGTTCCAGCGGCATCACCTACAGTTTATCTGTATGACGATGTTGAAACTAACGCGTTCACATCGCTGACAGTTGATCCACAAGCCCACCCACAGACAGCATCGCTGTCCTATGTGCATAATGGTGCGCGGTTGTTGCAACACGTTCACGTTAGAGAAAACAACCTGATGCAAACGAATCAAGGGTCACGCCTTTCATCTAACGTCTGGTATGACATTGATAGGTACTACGACAATAACACTACTTGGATTGCTGGAGACAGACTAAGACCACAGATTACGTCACTAGCTGCGGCGGGTGAATCACCTGGTTTCATGCATTACATCAATATTCATGTAGGCTGGGATTATGGCTCATACCACCAAGGTGGTCGCGTGATGCGTAGGTATTCCACAGATGGTGGATCAACATGGAGTGCGTGGGAAACACCAATAGAAAACCGAAATCCATACTCTGCCGGTGCGAGAACTGATGTGGACTTTGGTGCATATGTGTACACCACAAACGGTGCAACATATTCATATCAAGGTGAGCAAGTTCAGTTTAACTTTTTGGATCGGGATATTGTGAGTGGTCGTATGTATCAGTACAAGCTGCAATTCAAAGGTCTAAATAATACACCACTTATCTGGCTGAACTGGCAACCAAACGTATATAACCAAGCCTACTCTCGTACTGGTAACAGTGAGTGGAATGTTCAAGAGGTGTTGCTATGACACAAGTTACAATCGATCTAGGTAAGATCAAATTTAACTGGCGGGGTGCGTATGATCCCACCGTTACTTACTATAAAGACGATGTGGTGTCTTACGGTGGTTCATCTCATGTCCTGAAGGTTGATAGTTCGACCGCCGTTGCCCCCGTTTATGTCAATGGTGTCCACCCTGCGTGGGATCTTATGGCACTAGGGGGCGACCCCTCGTCTATTATGACCACACAAGGTGACATTCTGTTACGCGGTAACGCTGGACTTGAACGTCTTCCTATTGGCACAGTCGATCAAGTCTTGATGGTTAATAGTGCTGGCACAGGATTAACTTATGGTGACGTAATTTATCCTGGTCAGGTCATGGAAGTGCTGACAGGTCAGTGTGATGGGTCACAAGTGACTGTTCGATCTGGCACATACACTCTGCCTAACGTGACGACATGGCAAAATTTCTCTAACAGTTACCAAACAATTACAGGCAGTGAGTTTGCGTATACACCACCAACTGGTGCAACCCGTGTTAAGTATGAGTTTGAATGGCTGATGGAAGATGAGTCGTATGGTGGTATTTCTCACCATAAGTTCTTCATCGATAATGTTGAAGTCACACAAGCAAGGCAGAACGTCAACGACCAGTATTCAACATCTGGTCATGGTCAACAACTCGTCAATTTCACTTGGGTGATTGATTGTAATGCCAGTGCTGATAACTCAGCTAAAGGTGCATTCACAAGCTGGACATCACCTAAGACAATGAAGTGGATGTCGCGTGATTATTCAACTAGTTACCAAATCAGGGCGCACTTTAACACATGGTGGGATGGCGGAAGCGCGACAGGTAGTAACACGTTTCGCGTCCCTAAATTAACAATTACAGCAATCGCGTAAAGGAGACTGTCATATGAGTACAGTAAGATACGACTTAGCCATGCACAGTCTTTGTAATGGTAAGCTGTTTGCTTGTGCGGACACTACATACGAAGGAATAACGTGGCATGACACAGAGGGCGGTATCCCTACAAGAGAAGAACTAGAAGCAGAGTGGGCAACTATGCAAGCCGCTCATGTTGCGGCTGAACGTAATATGAATCGGATGATGGCTTACCCATCTATTGATGAACTTGTAGTTGCTCTGTGGGAAAAGCTGGTGGAGACAGACGGTCTAACGTCTGACGACATCGCGGCAATCGAAACGCGCCGACAGGCAGTTAAATCTGAGATTGTCTAATGACTATGGATACTCAAGCTAAACTAGATAAACATGAAGCTGAGTGTGCCATAAGATACGAGATGGTCACTCAGAAACTTGAATCTCTAGACAAACGTATGTGGCGGTTAGAGGCTATGATCATGGGGTCTACTCTGGTGGTTGTATCCCTCGCCGCTGTAATCTTCTCTAAAATCTAAGGGGGCATATATGCTGGCGGAACTCGCAGCCGCCAACGCCGCCTATAAAATTATCCGAACCGCTATATCCAATGGCTCTGATCTTATGAAGGTAGGATCATCCATTGGTGCGTGGGTCAATGCCAAGGAAGACCTAACGAAGAAAGCGCAATCAGAGAAGAATTCATTCTGGCACAGAGGCAAAGATCCAGAGATGCTGGAAAGTTTTATGGCGTTGGAACAGGTCAAACAACAACAAAAAGAAATTGAACAAGCCATGATCTACTACGGTAGGCCAGGGTTATACGGGGATTGGGTCAAGTACCAAGCAGAAGCCCGTAAGCAACGTATAGCTGACGCAGCGAAACGCGCTAAGGAGCGTCAGGAACTAATAGAAATTATAGGATACACATTCGCGTTCCTCGTACTAGGCGTAGGGATTACCGCGCTGATTTGGTTTGCAGTGTACCTAAAGAACCACGGAGGCTGACATGATCGCCGCTTTAATTCCTCAGTTACTGCCGCTAGTCGGTCAGGTACTGGACAGAACGATACCAGATAAGGACGCGAAAGCTAAAGCCTTACAGGATATCGAAAAGAACTTAGTAGATAACGCAACAAATATTTCTCTCGAAACAATTAAGACAAATCAGATCGAGGCGGGTAGCCGTCATTGGTTCGTTGCGTCTTGGCGACCGGCTATCGGTTGGTCATGTGCGCTAGGCATATTCTGGGTGTTCATCGGCTATCCTGTCGCTCAATGGGGCGTGGCGATGGTTGGATCTACTGTGACTATGCCGGAGATAAGCACAGACATTCTTTTAGAATTAACACTCGCAATGCTTGGGATGTCCGGCTTGAGGACGTTTGAAAAGCTAAAAGGTATATCCAAATGATAAGGAGTCATTATGCCAAACGTAAAAGGTAAATCCTATCCATACACAGCTAAAGGTAAAGCCGCCGCGAAGAAAGCTGCCGCGGGCGTGAAGAAACCAGTAATGAAGAAGAAATGACACCAGACATCATACTACACCTAATAACGATGATAGCTGTAGTCATCAACACTTCGATCAACGTGATCCTATACAGAGACAGGAAGAAAAAATATGAGCAATCAGACTAGAGGTTCATTCTGGAGTTACCTTTGGAACAACAAGAACTACAAGACCAGCCGCTTCGCTCGTAACCACAACAACATATACACCCGTCAGAAATCTAATGACGGCAGTGATTTTCTACAGAAAGCCCAAGACGGCTGGAACTATATGTCTAACTATATAATGACAGGAAAAGGTAATGACTGATTCAAAGTTACTGCGTGACAAGCTGTTAAACCGGCTTGTCGATATTGTTGATGACGAAGAGTTGTCACCCTCGATGGTGTCAGCGGTTGTCAACTTTCTGAAAGCATTTCCGCCTCATGAAGAGATGGAAGATTTACCAACAGCAAAGAAGATTGCAGAGTCACTGAAGAAGTATCAGAACGTGATGCCATTCGATGGTGGAGCGCACTGATGGCACGTTCAGGTCTTGGCGATGGTACTGCCGGTAAAAGTACCACACCGGTCATGATATCAGACCCTATGGCTATTAAGTCACCGGCGGCACAGGCCGCACAGAAGGTGACCAGTAATATGCAACAGCAAGCGCAAGGTTCATCCAGCGCAAAGACCATGCGTACAGCTAAAGGCGGTAGTGGATCAGTCGATGAAGCTAAGTCCGCCATGCTTCCACGTCAGGAAAAAGACGACATGGCTGGTACTGTTAATGGTGTCAGCGCGAATATCGATGGATACAGGCGCATCAACAAGCGGCGGTATATGGCCAGAGGGGCTAGACCGTCCTTACTCACAGGATAATAGTATGCTTAACCCACTACTAATTGACGGAAAACCACACTGGAAGACTACATTTCCACAAGAGGTGTGGGGAGCATACGGCGACTTTAGAAACTTTTTGTTTCTCGTATGGCAACATCTGGGTCTACCAGAACCTACACGCGCTCAATACGAGATAGCACACAGACTTCAGCATGGCGTAGATACGGCGGAACTGGCCAATGGGCTTACTATAGAAGGGCCACGGGAAGACATTATTCGTTGTTTCCGTTCCCTTGGAAAATCGTACATCACGTCCGCTTACGCCATCTGGAGACTCATGAGAAACCCTAGAGACGAGAAGATTCTCGTTGTGTCTGCGACCGGCTCTAAAGCTAAAGAGTTCGTGGCGCAGACCAAGGGTATCTTGGAGTCTATGGAACTCGTTCAGTGGCTACTAGAAGGCCCCCGCGAGTCCGGAGCAAACAGACGCGACATGGCTGACCAGTTCGATGTAGCTGGCGGTTCTCTGTCGCAGTCGTACAGTGTTGCCGCCAGAGGCATCACCGGTCAGATAACAGGTAGTCGTGCAACGCTGTTGGTTGCCGATGACATCGAAGTGGAACGTAACAGTCTAACTGAAGAGGCTAGGCAACGGATAGTTCGTGTAATTCAGTCAGACTTCGTTCCGATTACCAAGACAGAACACGGTAAGGGTGACATCATCCTACTAGGTACACCACAGACAGAAGAGTCGGTGTACAACAAGCTGGTCACAGAGATGGGCTTCAACTGCTTTACGATCCCTGTACGCTATCCCGCCGCTGATAAGCTGAAGAACTACCTGATGACTGACAACCATACTGGTCAGGAGAAAGACATCCTTGCGCCCTATCTGCAACAGATGTTTGTCGATGAAGAACTATCGCATGGTGAGACTACAGACCAGCGGTTTGGCAACGAAGAACTCATGAAGATTGAGGCTAAAGGTAAAGCATCATTCGCATTACAGTATATGCTAGACACTAGCTTGTCAGATGCGGAGAGATACCCGCTGCGTCAGCATGACCTTATTGTCATGTCGTGTAACTTCCAGAAAGCACCGCTGACAGTACAGTGGGGCAGACATAATGATAAGCATAACTATATTAAGGACATCCCGAACTTAGGGTTCTCTGGTGACCACTTCCTTCGTCCGCTGTTTGTAGACAGTAGCTGGGAAGACTATGAGTCTAAGGTGCTGTTCGTTGACCCATCAGGACGCGGTGCAGACGAAACTGCATGGGCTGTCGTAGGGGTTCTGAAC